GGACGAAGAATCTTACGACCGTAGAGGTGCATACCACGAACAATATCCGCGAAGGAGTCTTGGTCACGATACGATTCAGTTTTGTTGATCTGCTCGGCAGTTGCTACAGCAGAGTCATGACCGCCAACGATTACACCGTAGTCAGTGTTCTGGTCAGCAGTACCAGTTGTACCAGCACCACCACCAACGGCAGGAAGGTTGTTAGAGACGTAAACGCGGAAGCCATTCCAGTTGTTCAAGACCAGACCATTGCGCAGTGCGCCAGAGTCACCGAAGTCAGCGTTCAAGAAACGTGAATCTTCGTCCATAAGAACTTCCATCATGATTGGGTCGATGACCAACCAACGACCAGCCTTATCAACGTTCTGTTGATCAAGCAAACGGCCCATGCGGTTAATCAGCATGACGGGGGAAACATACAGTGTTGGCAGTGCAGTTGCGCCTGGCAAACGAGCAGCTACTGGGATGGAGTTGTCGCCACCAGCAGTGATGTTACCGAACGAACCTTTGATCAACTTCATAGAAGTCAACAGTTCGTCAGAACCAGCAGTGGATACAGCTTTAGTACCGTTCACAGTTGTGTTAACACCATCAGCATTTACGTGCTGAGTGGACTGCGCATAACCGGACAAGTAGCCAAGAACTTCTTGGTCATGGTTGTCGGCCAAACGGTAAGCAGCGCGGTTAGTTGCCAAGTCCATGAAGTTAACGTGTGAGTGTGCAGTCTCAATGTCGTCAGTCTTGAAAGCAAAGTAGTTAGCTTTGTCGATGACCAGAGAGAAGTCCTCGTCGTCCAGGTCTTGTGCAGTAACTTGTGTGCCACGTGCATAAGAGCTTACAGAGATTTCAGGCTCTTTGATAATACGTACTGTATCACCTTGAGCAGAGATTTCACCGAAGTAGTCGGAGTTAGTGATGTCGCCACAGACTGTGGCCTTACGGAAAGCAAGTTGTACTTTCTTCGAATAGATTACGGAGCTAAAGTTACCATTGGGTAGGTTACCGTGCCCTGCTGCGGATGCGAATGCCATGTGATTTCTCCTTGTTGAGTATAGATGGCTAGAGTTTTAAGGACAATAGCGATACACTGAACGAAGGGCTGGTACACTAGGTGTCTCGATCATGACGAGGGCTAGCTTCACAGGTTGTCTTTGTTTCTTGTAGCTATTTGTATGGGGAGTATTCCCCAGTCGTATTAAGGGGAGGAGTAACGGAAGGTGTCCATAAAGGGGCTTCCGTTACAATACCCTTAGTTATACCAAGAATTGTTTAGATGTCAACTACTTTTTACGGGAGATGTCATAAACAAAGTTTCCAGTAGCCATAGCTTCTGCAATCTTGGCTTCGTTCTTCTCATACCAAGCATCACTCTCACGAGCAACTTGGGACTCATAGATTTTCTTACCAGCTCCATCGGAGTCAAGCTTAGGGGAACCCTTGGTCTTAACGTCAGATGCAGCGTCTCGTGCCTGTACCTTCTTAGCAGCGGGGGTCATACCCTTGTCTGTCTTGTACAGATCAATGACACGGATAACACCAGAGGCATCATCCTCGTTGTCATACAGTGCGTTCTTAATCCATGTTGGTTGTTTCTCTGCCCAGTCATGGAAGTCATCAGAGGCTTTAAGAGTATCAAAGTCAGTGTGAGCCTTACGGATAAGTGTCTCTGCCTTGGTACGCTTAGTCTCGTATGCTAGTTCATCAAGTTCTTTGAAACGACTATCAGTCTTCTCAAACATCTCCTGAGCTTTCTTAGCAGCGATAGTCTCTACGATACCAGCTACATCAGGATACTTCTTAGCCCAAGCTTCTAGGTCTTCGTTAGACTTGGGTGGGGCAAACCCCTGGGCTTCTGTCTTGTTCTCTAGAGCGGCTAACTTAGCTGCCCACTCCTCTTCCTTCTTAGCTTGGTGCCGACGTAGGTCACCGTAACGCTTCTTGAAGGTTTGTTCTTCCTTGGACAGGGAGGTGTCTTCTTCTTCAACCTCTTCTGTCTCTACAGGTTTAACCTCAGAGGTATCTTCTTCTACCTCTTCATCCTCAACCACTTCTTCTTCCTCAGAGGACTCACCTTTCATAAGCTCTTCGAGTTCTTTCTCGTCCTGCTCAATGCGCTGTTGGTTCTTCCGGTTGTTGTGGTTGGGGTTAATCATTACTGATTTAGGTTGTTCACGTGTCATCTGTTCGTTAGCCATTTGTTTCTCCTTGGGGCCGCTTATAGCGGGTGGCCTTAATGGTCGTTAAAGTTACTTCTTAGGGCGGGTGACCAATCCACCTTTATATCTTCCACCTGTTGCTAGGTCGTATCCACCTCTGTCAGCAGCGTCTTGCGCTCTGTTCCTAGCATCTTGAGCATCCTGTGCGTCGTTGTTGGAGGTACCATCGTTATTACTTCCATGTGAGTAGTTCTGGTTAGTGGCTACTTGACCACCAGTCCAAGTATCGGCACGATCACCACCTGTGTCTGCATATGTCTGACCAGCATCTCTATCATTTTGAGTCATGAACTTAGCCGCCTCAATACCTGCTCCACTTGACCCTGTAGCTGTATAACCTGAGCTATTAGTGCCGAAAGCTGCACGAGTTGTGTCATCTTCCTGACCAGAATACCTTTCGTAGATTGCTGAACCGTCCATCATACCTTCAGGGACCATACCACTAAGCTTAAAGGCGTCAGTAGCATCAGAAGCTAACTGTCTTAGAGCCTTTGCTGTGGCTGCATCACCCTGAGCTTCCATCTGTAGTGCTGCCGCATTAAGAACAGCAACGTCACGAATCTTACCGTAGCCGGAAGAGGCAATCTTACCTAATGCACCACCAAGAGGACCACCAATAGCACCGCCAAGGAAACCTGCAGCACCGCTAGCGAAAGAGCCTAGTGGGTTCTCGTCAGTAGTTAGTCGATCATTCGCCCATTGCATAACAGCGGCAGGATCACTGAAGTCTACTTCACTCAGTGGGTCACCGTAGGAAAAGTCCGGAAGGTCTCCGCCACCAGTACCACTTGAAGTCCTTGCGTAGTCAGCAGCAGCATTGCTGTGCCTGTCACCATCGTTGTTCCGTTGAGTAGCGGGACTAGTAATACCGCTAGTGGTACCTCCAGCAGAAGACCCAATCGGTGCTTCACCAGCCGCTGTAAATCCTTCTGGAATTGTCTGTGCAGGTTTACCGTTAACGAACAAGATTTGCATTGTAGTCCCGTTGGCATTTGTGTAAGGTACGTATGTGAACCCACCATTGCCCTGAGAATTACCGCTACTACCTGGAGTACCCATGTACGAGCCTCCAACAGTGGACCAGTCGTTAGGGTTGAACGTACCCTGAGGTACGCCCGCCATAGGTGCTTGCTCACCAGTTACAAGACCACCCGCAGCCATCATGATACCACGTTTCTGGAAGATACCTTGAAGCTCTGGGTTTGTCTTAGCTGATTCAACAACCTTGTCGATTAACTGGTTGATGTTACCGGAGTCGATAAGACCACCCTCAGCCATCTGTGTTACAGCCTGAACCATCTCTGGGTCTACCTGCATATTCTCCTGTTGGGGGTTATTACCTCCTACACGGTCATCAGCGACCATCTCCTGCATACCACCTTTGGCTTTGTCACGGAGTTGCTCGAAGAAGTTAACACCAAAGAAACGTACTACATCAGCAGGTACAATGTACTCACCTTCAGACAGCATAGCAGGAACATCGTCTCGGACATTCTCAGCAGAACTTCCTAGTGGAATCTCATTACCTGACACTGGGTCACGGCGAGGGGCAGCTATACCACCTTCATTGAAAAAGCTCATCTGCTTACGCATGTTATCTCCTTTGGATGTACCTGTAATCTCCGTGAAGCTTTCCGCTCCAGAGATGTCTACGTTATTCTGTTCTTCAAACTTGTTCTCGAATGCTCTGGTTGACATCTTGTGCTTACCAGTAAACTCTTCTTCAGACATCATACCAGACGCTGCCTTGAAGTAGTCTGCCATAGCGTTGTTAGATACCTCAGCCACTAAACCACCTTCAGCGAATCGCATATCATTAGTCTCCCGTGAATAGGCACCGTCAGGGCCTTGGAGTGTGCTCTTAATGTTTTGGTTAGGGTACTCTAACCCGCCGTGTCCTTGAAAGATTACAGCTTCGTGAAACCCTTTATCTGTTACCGTACTTACAGCATCGTAACCGTTTGTTTCAAACACTTCACTAACTAAGGAGCCAACGCCACTCGACCTAACCTTACCGTCTTCTACACGGGTGTACAGACTACCAAGTTTAATGTCTCCGTCAGCCTTTAACTTATCCACTAAGTCGTAAAGGTACTGATCCCCATTTTCGTCTGCAATGTCTATAATCCTATCAGCTAACTCCTCGCGTAACTCTCTATTAGAATTAATGACAGCATCGTCTACTACGTTAGTAACGTTAGTGTAGACTGGGAACACTTGTCCACCAAACTTCTCGTCAGTGTAGCTTGCACCCCTTTTACCTGTAGCAAAGTTAGAAGCTACAGATGGATCATTAGTTATATAAGTACCAGGGCCTAGTGTGCCAGCATAGGACGGTTCTAAGTTATCCCCCAGGAACTCAATAGGCTCACCTCGTAAGGTACCGCCCATTCCGTGATACATCTGTTGTGGCTGACCTGTTTCTGGGTCTTTAAAGTAAGCACCCTCTGACCAAGCATCAAGATTACTCTGGCTTACACTTGCACTAGCAGGTAGCAGGTTTGAGTCTAGACCACCTTCTCCGTATGCAGTCCTACCGTCCCACTGAAACTCACGAGGAACATCCTCGGTGCTTTCTGGTGTTCTCGTTGCACGTTCTTCAGGTGTTAAGTCTAGTCGGTTAGACGTGTTTCGGGACTCTACCTCACCCATAGATGTACGGTAGTCTGCCATAAGCAGGTCAAGCATCTTAGGTGTTTCACTGGGAATAAACCCAGGCATGTCACCCATGAATATCTTTGTAAACTCTTCACGAGCTTTGTCAGAGATACTTGCAGCCTCACCCTTAAGACCATCCGCCTTTAATGAAGCTCCTTCGACCATGTTCTTGAAAGGACCTTCATAGGGACCAAGTACTGAGGAGTCAAACTCTAGGTCACCTCTAGCTACTGACCCCGCTAAGCCCTCTAGAGCTTGCCTATTTGTAATCTGAACATCAAGAAGTGTTGCTGACCTACGGTTAGCGTTTGACAAAGGGGAGTTAAAGACAGACTGTAAAAGACCATTAGCCTCTTCTAACCTTCTTATGTTTTGACCTGCGATCTCCCTTGGGATGTTGTTGAAGAGCTGTATGAAACCCTCTGTTGAACCCGAGAAGTCTTCGTGTCTTGCAGTCTCTAGTTGGTCTATTACCTTGTCTCTATTAGCTGCAAGAAACTCCCTGCCCCGAGTTCCACTGGCCTGAGAAGCGGCGATAGGGCTGGACCCAGGGGCAAAGCCCTCTCTTTGTTGCACGTCGTGTTGAATCTCGTGGATGAGTGTAAGCCTATTCTGTTCAGGAGAGTTATCGGGGTTAAGAGCTATATAACCCTTAGGAAACTCATCTGTAGGTGGCTGGAACTCTCCACGAGTATTTTGTTTTAAGTTAGTATCAAAGAAGATAGGTACATTTTCTAGATCAGGGTACTGGTAGAATAACTCGTCGTGAATTATCGATTCGCCAAGAGTAACGGGATTACCTCCCAGAGTCTTGCTAGTAGCTCTAGGTATGTTCTGCTCTACAACAGCAAAGTCTGAGTCGTCTATTTCAAATCTAAAGTTATTGTCTGCCCCAGTGGACACAGGTGCTCTACCACCACTCCGAGTGTACCCTGGGTCTGTGGCTCTATTACCACCGAAGATGTTCATAGTGTTTTCATCGACACGACCGATACCTCTACCAGCGGAGGCTAGACCTGGGGCAGCACCTAGACTTGCAGCACCGAATGCCTCCATAGTCATGTCTTCATCAGGCATTCTGCCCTGAGCGGCTCTACCAGTGGCTGTGAGGGCCTGCTCTACACCCTGGGCTACCCCAGTGGCTCCAGCGCGAGGTTCGACTCTAAGGCCCCTTACAGCGTCCCAGCCAGTGCTTCCCTCTGGTTTGGATAGGAAGTTACCAGCGATACCAGTACGTCCCTCGCCTACATCAGCGTCCATGTTACCGGTTAGACTGTTGATACGGTTGTACTCACGCATGAGGAAGTCTGTCTGCTCTTGGTCACCACCAGTAATCTCTGGTAGTGCTCCAAGGAACTCGTCAACAGGCATCTCCATAAGAGGTACTGAGGGTGCAGGTAGATCGTGAGGTAACGGAAGCATCTGCTCAGCAGCAGCACGGTTCTCTTCTTCCATCTGTGCTCGTGTCTTAGCCATTCACTTTGTCCTTAAGTTGCTTAAGTCTACGAAGCATATGGATAGCTCCTTGGTGACGGTAGATCATCTTCTCGTCAACAGCGTGTTCTAGTCCACGTTGCTCCTGAACGATACGTTGATCAAGCTCCTCAAGGAAGTCGTCATAAAGGTCTTTGTTATTTACGAATGGCTTTAGGTTCATACTGGTTCTCCACCTTCTCCTGTGTTAGCTGAGAAGCCTGGGGCACCTGGGCCAGGAGCTTGTCCTGTGCCAATGGTACCACCGCCAGCGCCTGTTGGGTCTACACCTCCTGGTGCCCCTCCAGGTCCAGCCTGTGGTGGTTGTGGGTTCTGTGCTTGCATACCCTTGAGAATCTCTGCTTGTACAGCAGCACGTTGCATAGAGTTAGTAACCTTATCTGGATCAAGGTCAAGGCTCTTAGCAATCTCACGGATGATATAGTCAAGCTTAGCGAATGGAGCGAGGGCTGGGTTCTGCACCATACCAAGCAACTGCATGAGACGTTGACTACGTACTTCGTTAGCCATAAGTGATTCTGTACCAGCGGCCTTAACTTCAAGGTCACCACGAATCTCTGGATCAAAGTCGAACTGCATGTTGAAGGAGAACAAAGCTTTGCCCATTGGCCCTAGCAGGTAGTCATCGAAGTTCTTTACGACAGAACGAATACCACCTGAGGCTGCAGACATGAGCATAGAAATACCAGAGGCTGTACGACCTACACCGCTAACACCTGTCTGCCCGTGGGCAAACGAGGGGAAGCCTGTAGACTCATCAGACAACTGACGTGCCTTGTCAAACATCTGCATGTTCTCGTTAGATACGTTAGGGAACTTAGTGCCGAAGATAGCCTGACCAGGAGCACCCGACTGACGACGGAATACTTTACCTGGGTAAATCTTCATGTCCTGCCCATCGACTAGTGCGTTCTCGTCAATCTCGAATACGAGGTTACCGGAGAGTGCAGCGTTGTCCACTGCCATACGCATGAAGCCGTTCATTAGTGTCTGTGTGTCGTCCATGTTCTCGGCAATACCGATACCAAACATGCTGTAAGGGTTAAGCTCATAAGGGACAACATAGTAGGGAATGACTGTAGGTGTGAATGGGTTGATAACCAAACGGAGTACACGGTCATGACATACCCAGATGTTAACACTTACTTCGTCTTCATCAGCAAGCTCTGCTGGAATCTCTACGTCGTAGTTCTCTAGGACTTCCATGTCTACGTTACCCCAGAACTCCAGGACTTCGTAGCGTTCTGTTGTTACCTCTTGGGCATCGTCCTCCATAGTCTGTTCCCAGTCTTCCTTCATGTAGTTAGGACCATACTCCATAGCAAGGTCTACTTCATGGTCACGGAAGTAAGGGCGTTTCTTAAGAGCACGAAGCTGTGGCTTAGACATCTTGTGACGTTCTACAACCCACTCAGCTTCTTCCATGTTGGATGCATCTGGGTCTGGGTAGAAGTTCCACAAGGACACGTTAGAGACTTTAGGTACAGTCTTGATCGTAGGATCGTAGTTACCTTCCTCGTCCCAGTTAGGGTATTCTTTGTTGGTTGTGAAAGGACCCTTCATGACACCGGTACCAAACAGAGCACACTCAAAGGCTACAGCACGGAGGTGCTTCTTAGCCCGAGACTCTTCTAGCTGGTCATGAATCTTTTTCTCCATCTTCTTAGCTGCTACTTCTGCAGGGTGGAAGTTTACCTGAGTAGGACCAGTACCTGGGCCGGAGACAAGCTTGTCCTTGACAGGCTCTAGTTCTTTCTGTAGTCCACCAAGGCGACGAGCAAAGTCAGAGGTGGTCTCACCAGGTTGTAGAGGAACAAACTCTTCCATAGCTTGGGTGATCTGGTCGTTAGTCTCGAAGTGTACTGTTTCCTCAACACCGTCAGGAAGTACTGTAGGGTTGATGCTCAGTGGGAAACGAGAAGAACCCAGAAGCACATCAGTGATCTGGTCGTAGGCAGCGTTGACTTTAGTCTTAGTCACCTTAACGAATATCTTAGACTTCTCTGTGTCTGTGAACTGTACGTCAGGCCCGTAGATACCACGGTAGTTACGGTATGCCCGTAGCCAGCGTGTCTCCTCAGTGTCACGTGCAGTAGATGCACGAGAGAAACGAGAAGTTACAAAGGCGGCTACGTTACCTGCACTAGGGTCTGTGTTGGTCCCGTCGTCATCAGTGTCCTCAAGGGCACTCATGTTCATCTCGTCCATACTCGTTTCGTCTTCGTAGTCTTCCATGAGAAGTCCTTATTAGTTAATAGCCAAACGCAGGGTCTGAGGGGGTTGGTACACTTGACGTACCAGTGTCGCTGTTATAGATACCACTGCTAGGTCTTGTCATAACACCGTAGCGAAGAGCATCGTAGAGGTGGTCTTCAGAGTTAGTGTCTACGTCTTCTGGGTTTCTTTTATCAAGTGGGATACTTGGTAGTTGTTCGATAAGTTTCTTACACGTGTTGAAGAATACCATTCGTGGTGCTTCGGTATCTGTGTCCACTTGTAGTCGTCGGTGTACTTCGTTCTTTCCTGAGACACGGGAACCTCTGCTTCTATCTGCAGGACGCCAACGACATCCCTTGGAAATCATCCGTTCAGCAATACTAGGTCCTGTATCCCCGCGCTTATGCCACAAGGAGGAGTCTAGAACACCGTAACGAATGCGTTCACCGTACTCTGCTTCCTTAACCATGTCTGCTAGGTCCTCAGCTAGAACCTTAGAGACGTACATCTCACGGTAGACTACCAAGGACTCATCAGAGGGGTCAACAGCAAACCAGACTACACCGGAGTAGGAACTGTAGCCGTAGTCACAAGCTCTGAACTTCATCCAGTTGTCTGGAATGTCGTATGGCTCTACTACGTGGTGCTTACGGTTGAACTCAGGGAAGGCTGCGCCTTCTGCAATGTCCCAGTCACCCTCAAGCAACTGTCGGCGTTGATGCTCAGGTAGGGAGAGCAGGTTAGCTTCGTACATACCGTCTTCAGCTAGGTATGGGTTGTCAAACAGGTTGGCTGGGATAAACTTACGCTTAAGCATAGGCTTCCCGACAAGATCGTTAGCTACAGCGAACTTAGAGGACTTAGGCCAGACCATCTTATCGCCTGTCTCTGGATCAATCGCATCAAAAGCTTCATTAGCTGGGGCTGGGTCAACAAACATCTTCTTAACCCAAGCATGTCCTGGTCCACCAGGGTTAGACGTAGCTCGTTGGTTAAGGGGTAGGCCAGAACCCTTAGCAGTACGTAGACGAGAGCGCATATAGTCCCATGCGTAGGGTGAAGGCCACTGTGTTAGCTCGTCAAAACCAATCCAGTTGAATGCCTGCCCCTGGTAACGGGTAACGTCGTCATCACGGTCCAGATAAGACATCCAGAGGGTAGCACCACTGGGTGTAACCCATGTTTTGTCCCTCTCAAGGAACTTAGCTCCTGGAATAGCCTTAGGGTAGAGTTGTTTGGAGACAGCGATCAGCTCTCTTAGCTCTTCAGTCGATCTACGTACCAAAAGCATGTTAGCTTTAGGGTTATTGAGGTAACGAACAGGGTCAGCCACCATTGCGTAGCTCTTACCGCCACCAGCAGCCCCACCATAGAGCACTTCTTGCTCTGAGGAGGCTAGGAAGTCTGACTGTGGGCCTGGAGTAGCCTCGAAGATAATCTCTTGGGCCTTCTCCACGTCAAACTCAGGTGCTTTAACCGTTGCTGGTACTGTCTTCGGCTTCTCTTCGACGACCGAGGTAGGATTCTTCGATCTTACGGGCTTTTTCCGCTGCTTCTTTGTAGCGTTGGGTGAGGTAGCCGAGGTTTGTAAGTTCTGTTTTACGCTTTTGGTCACTTTTAACCCTTGTCATTAACCCAACGTGGGAGATTTGTCTACCGCTCTGCTCAGAGAGCCAGTTCGCTACGTCTCTGTAGCTATACTGCTTTAAGAAAGTCTTAGCTTTCTCCAAGAGAACCAACTCATCGTGAATTGGGAGCAGGATATCCTTATCTTCTTCGTCTTGCTTGTAGCCGAATGGGACAACACGTCCAACTCGTACTACAGGGAGCCACTCGTAACCATCAACAGTGTCAACTGGCTTAGGAAGTTTGAACTCTTTCTGTATTTTAGCCATTTTTCACCTACTTGTCAAGGTTAATCGTTCTTAGAGGGGAGAATAAATAGTGGAGAGTCCACCTTTACTTCCAACTTATCCCCTGCTTTGTGTCCAGCACGGTCAAGGATGTCCTTAGCCGCTGCCATTTTCTCTTTGTTGCCTAGGTCTGTAGGGTTATCCATGATCTGCATCATAGCCCAAGCAGCACGAGCACCGTGAGTGGCTAGGAACTTCGTAGTCTTAGCTGCAATTTCTTCCTGCAGGCTCTCTACAATGGACGTAGTACTCACGTTCTCACTGTAACCAGCAAGTTTCTTAGCTTCAACGAAGTTACCTTGAGCCTCATCAAAGAGAACATCAATGAACTTCTGTTGTTTGTCTGTTAGGTTTTTCTTAGTCATCTCTTTATTTTCCTTTTAACGCAGAATTTACACCCAGACCACCGCAGGGACAATCAGATACTTCATCAGCGCGTCGTGCAGGTCTTCACCACTTA